GGGCGCCCCGACGCATTGCTCTTGGTTCTCTATATATATATATATTTATAATAAATATAATATATAATATAATTACAATAATATAATAATAAATATATATATAATATTATATATAATATATTAGGGTATCATAAAAACACAATTTTGTCAAGTATTATTTTAATTATTTTAAAAATAAATACATAAACATGCTGTTAGATTTAAATATATTGGGTTTTCATTAAATAAAGCTTGACTTTTAACTAAAAGTATGGTATACTAGAAGTATAGATACTAAAAAAGTAATACAAAGGCTGTCAGAACTACCAAATACCGTGTCAGAAGTGAGTATAACGAACTCCGAGTCAAGCAAACTAGCCTTGACGGATCGTGTCCCCCGGTACACGTTAAAGCAACCGGGCCAATCAACGCAGGCAGTACGAAATCCCGGTACTCTGAAAAAGTGGTGGAGTGTTCCACTGGTCTGCACCAATCACCTATCCTAGAGGATGCTTATGTCACTATCAGATCACCCAGATCGAAAGCATGTTCCGTCTAATCGACGTAGAGCAGTCGGTGCTAGTTCCAAGAACTGGTCTGATTCGCAAAAGATCGAAGCTGTAACCACCTACCTAGCTTTAGGTAATCTTGTTCTCACCAGTAATGTCCTTAAGATTCCAGAAATGACTCTGAGAGCTTGGAAACAGACACAATGGTGGAAAGAGATTGTGGATGACCTAGCATCTCAGGAAGACCTCCAACTATCCTCCCGTCTTAAACGTATCATTGAAAGTACGCTGTCTGCTACAGAAGATCGTATCATGAATGGTAACTTCATCTACGATAACAAGTCTGGTCAGCTAGTCCGTAAGCCTGTCGATATGAAAGACCTTCATAAAGTCACTGTCGACCTGATTGACAAACGAGCTGTCCTAGACAACAAACAACCAAACTCTGTTCCACTAGAGCAGATTGAATCTAAACTTGAAAAGTTAGCTCAGAAGTTCGCAGAGATTGCCAGTGGTGTCCGTCCAATTGAGGTCACTGACGTAATCATGGGTGACTTTGAAGAAGTAGAACCTATAGAGGAACATACATATGTCCCTGACAATTAAATTCTATCGTAATCATCATGGTGAAATCATTGATGCCTCCGATAAGAATGGTTGGGCATATGCTTTTCTATATGATGATGTCTATAATCGACCAAGTAATTCTATGACCAAAGAACAGGCACAGCAATTAATAGAGGAAAAGTATGCCTTATACACTACCGAACGGAAAACGAGACTACAAACGTGAAAATGAATTATACAACTCTCGCCCTGAACAAATTAAGGCTCGATCCGAACGTACGACTGCACGACGGGCATCTAACGAAGCTGGAACGACACATAAAGGAGATGGTAAAGATATTGACCATATTACCCCTCTCTCAAAGGGGGGAAGTAATGCTAAGTCTAATCAACGAGTTGTTTCTGAGTCCGCCAACCGAAGCTTCTCCCGAAACGCCGACGGTTCCCTCAAGTCCCAAACTTCCAAGCGCGAAGCGACTAAGAAACGATGACCTCTAAACTTCAGACAAGACTCACTCGACAGCTTGCTGCTCGTGGTGTCAAAGGTGCTTCTGGTATGGCTGTTGCTCTTCTCAAGAAGGATGGCAACATGGACCAATCTGGTAAGCTTACTGCTAAAGGTCGAGAACGTCAAGCAATGGGTGCAGATGGCCGTGCTAAAGACCGTGCTTCTAAAGTCTCTGGTAAACCTGCTTCTGCCTACAAGTACAACGCAAAGACAAATACAGCTACCCTGAAAAAGAAATAAGGAGAATCCCATTAAGGTTACTAAGGATGTTATCAAAGGATTCGTATCCAGCATCCTAAGTTCTGGCTTTGATGGTGCTGTTGAGAGTCCACCCTTCCATGAAGAATGTTGGGAACTTTGCTGTTCTGACCATCGTTTTGTAGCAATTGCTGCTCCTCGTGGTCACGCTAAATCCTCTGCTGTTACCCTAGGTTATGGTCTAGCCACCCTGCTCTTCCGCGAACGTAAGTTCATGTTATTGGTATCGGATACTGAATCTCAGGCTGCCCTCTTCCTAGGAGCTTTTAAACAAGCTCTACAGGATAACACAGACTTGGTAGAACTGTTTGACCTCAAGCTCAATGAGAAGGGTCAAGTCCAGTTTCTTAAAGATTCCGAGACAGACATTATCGTAGAGTTCAATGATGGGCATAAGTTCCGTATCATTGCCAAGGGCGCTGAACAGAAACTCCGTGGTCTGATCTGGAATGGTTCTCGTCCTGACATCATCATGTGTGATGACATGGAGAACGATGAACTGGTCATGAACCGTGATCGCCGTGAGAAGATGAAACGCTGGTTCAAAGGTGCTCTTCTTCCTTGCCGTAGCGATAATGGCATCATCCGTATTGTGGGAACTATTCTCCATATGGATGCTTTGCTAGAAGGTTTGATGCCTCGTGAGAATGATAAGAAAACCATTACGGAAGGTCTGAAACAGTACACTACTCTTCGGACAATGTGGAAATCTGTCAAGTACGAAGCCCATAATGACGAATTTACTGAGTTTCTATGGCCGAATAAGAAGAAACCAGAAGACTTTAAGATGATGTATGAAGAGGCTGTCCGTGATGGAACAGTCGATATTTACTCTCAAGAGTACCGAAATCGCCCTATTGATCTGGCAAACACTTACTTCAAACGACAAGACTTTATGCCGATGACTTCTGAAGATCAAAAACTTCAGATGCATCACTATGTCACTGCTGATCTGGCTATCTCCGAGAAAGAGCGTGCTGACTTCTCTGTGTTCGTAGTCGCTGGTGTAGATGAGAACAAACGGATTCATGTCAAGCATGTGATTCGAGAACGTCTAGATGGTCGAGACATTGTGGACACCCTACTAACCTTACAGAGACTCTATGACCCTGTAGCTGTTGGTATCGAGGATATGCAAGTCTCCAAGTCCATCGGACCTTTCCTCCGTGAAGAAATGGTTGCTACCAATACCTATCTGACTCTGTACCCTATGAAGCATGGTGGTAAGGATAAGTTGACACGGAGTCGCTCTATCCAAGCTCGTATGCGTGCTAAAGGCGTCAAGTTTGATAAAGGAGCTGACTGGTATCAGACCTTTGAAGATGAATTGATGCGGTTCCCCCGAGATAAGCATGACGATCAAGTGGATGCTTTTTCCTACTTAGGTCTGATGCTAGACAAACTAATTGAAGCTCCGACAGTACACGAGCAAGAGGAAATGGATTACGAAGATGATGTCAAACAGTCAGGTTCCGGGGACACCGGCAGGTCAACAACCACAGGCTATTAACCAAGCCCCGTCCCAAGCATTTGCATCACCACAGAATTACCAGAATGCTCCTATGGATGCTCCATCTCCTTCAGCCGGTGCCTTTGCTCCGGGTACTATGGAGACAGAAGCACCCGGTATGGGAGAAGATAATGACTCTCCACAGGAAGAGCAAGAAGAACAACAAACACCTATCCGTGCTCTTCTTGAACAAATTAATATTGCGGAAAAACTCTCTGAAGAGAAGTTGACTGAGATTGGCATGGAAGTTTCTAGAGGATTCGATACTGATCTAGAAACCCGATCTGATTGGGAAACAAATGTGGATGAATGGACTAAATTAGCCATTCAAACTAAAGAAGAAAAGACCTATCCTTGGCCTAAAGCCTCTAACATCAAGTATCCACTATTATCTACTGCTGCTATGCAATTCGCTGCTCGTGCCTATCCTAGTCTAATTCCTAGTGATGGTCAGGTAGTTAAGGCGCAGGTTATTGGTAAAGACCCGACTGGTGAGAAACAAAAGCGTGCAGAACGTACCAGTATTTATGCATCATACCAATTGATGCATGAGATGGATAGTTGGGAAGAAGATATGGATAAACTCCTAATCATGCTTCCTGTTGTTGGCACAATGTTTAAGAAGACTTATTGGGATTCTGTTACAGAAAAGAACTGTTCTCGATTGGTTCTTCCTAAGAATCTTGTTGTAAACTACTGGACAAAGTCTCTAGATTCTTGTGAACGTATCTCAGAAGTAATTGAGATGTCCCCACGGATTCTACAAGAACGAGTCAATGCTGGCATATTTAGGGACTGTAAGTTGTCTGCTCCACCTATGCCACAGAATTTTAATACTGCTAATACTAATCTCCCTAATCAGGATGATACAACTCCATATACGATTATTGAACAGCATACCTTTCTAGATTTGGATGATGATGGCTATCGTGAACCATATGTGGTCACATTCCAAAAAGAGTCCCGTACTGTTCTACGTATTGTAGCACGTTTTGATGAGACAGGAATTACTCTTGATAAAAAGAATAAAGTTGTTCGTATTGAGCCTATTCAATACTATACGAAGTTTGGCTTTATCCCTAATCCTGATGGTAGCTTCTACGATATTGGCTTTGGAGTTTTACTTGGCCCGATCAATGATTCGGTCAACACGCTCATCAATCAGTTGGTTGATGCTGGTTCCCTATCCAACCTCCAATCTGGTTTTATTGGTAAGGGCTTACGCATTAAAATGGGTGAGAATCGTTTCCAGCCGGGTGAATGGAAAGCTGTAAATGCTACAGCCGACGACCTAAAGAAACAAATCTTTCCCTTACCTGTTAAAGAGCCATCAGCTACTCTCTTCCAATTAATGGGATCGTTGATTACTAGTGGTAAGGAATTGGCATCTGTTGCTGAAATCTTTACTGGTAAATCTCCGGGTCAGAACACTCCTGCTACTACGACAATGGCTACCATTGAACAGGGCATGAAGGTTTTTACCGCAGTCTACAAACGTACGTATCGTAGTCTTGCACAAGAGTTTAAAAAGCTCTACCGCTTGAATGAGGTATATCTGAATCCTCAGACCTACGTAGAAGTTATGGACACTACTGTTGATCCCGGTGACTTTAAAGCCGAAGGTTACGATATCTGTCCGGGTGCTGATCCATCTGCTATCTCTCAAACAGAACGACTGCTTAAAGCACAAGGCCTTGTTGAGATGCTACCGATGGGTGTTCTTGATCCACTCAAAGTTGTCCAGCGTGTTCTTGAAGCACAAGAGCAACCTAACTGGCAAGAACTCATTCACCAAGAAACACAACAAACTGGTCAACCTAGCCAACAACCTGATCCTAAGGTACTGCAAATTCAGCAGCAAGCTGAAGCAGATCAACAACGGTTTGGACTAGAACAGCAAAAAGCTGCCTTTGACCAGCAAATGCAAGGTCATACTGCCCAATTCAATCAGATGATGGCTGCCCAGAAAATGCAGTTAGATTCTGCTGTTGCCCAAGCAAAGATTGGTACTCAAGCTCGTGCTGACCATGCAAAATTACAGGCTAAAGTAGCCGCAGACCAAATGACTCAGAACCAGTCATTGATTCAGAACCACCAGACACATGTGCAAAAGATGACACATGCAGAGCAGCAACATAGACAAAAACAGGAGCAATTAAAATCGCAACCAAAGCAGACTTCCAAAACTGGAAACAAGAAGTAGTAACACGAGATGTGTTTAATCGACTTAAAGATGAAATTCAACAATTGTATATCATCTTGGGTGGAGTTGCTGGAAAGGAACCTACCTATGACAGTGAACTTCGTGGTCGTATTGCGGCCACTAAGGCATTGATCGAAGTAGAGTTTGACGATGTTTATCCAGAGGAATCATAATGATTGAACCTCTAGGACATAGACTCCTTGTAAAACCAGATGACATTCTTGAGACTGATGAAGTCTATAAGAAGGCAACAGCATCTGGAATTGTTCTTGCAGATCATGATGATCGCAAGCGAGAGCAAGCAGGTATGGATAGAGGTACTGTAATTCTCATTGGGCAATCTGCCTTTCGAGATTTCGGTACGACAGCATGGTGTGATGTTGGTGATTATATTGCCTATGCACGTCATGCTGGAAAATGGGTAAAAGACCCAGAAACTAATGTAGATTATCTTATCATTAATGATGAAGATGTAGTTTGTAGATTTACTTCTAATAAAGGCTAAAGATGGCAGAAGCAACAAACCAAGAAGCACAAAATGACCAAGTTTCTCAGGATGCTGTAATTCCAGAGGTTGAGCAAGAAGCTCGTGAACAAGGTTGGGTTCCTAAAGAGGAATATGAAGGCGATGAAAATAAGTGGATTGATGCCGGAGAATTTGTCCGTCGTAAACCACTATTTGAAAAGATTAATAAACAAAGCAAAAAACTCAAAGAGTTGGAACAAGCTACTGATCGTTTGATTAAGATCAATATCAAAACAAAGGCCGAAGAATTTCAACGTGCCCTTGCCACTCTTAAAGCTCAAAAGAAAGAGGCATTTACTGAAGGTGATCCTGATCGGATTATCGATATTGATGACCGTATTGAGTTGGTTAAAGAACAGCAACAAGCTTATCTAGCTGAAGCTGCTCAAGAACAAATCTCCCATGACGAGGTAGTTCATCCAGAGTTTGAAGCTTGGACTAATCGAAATACTTGGTATACCAGTAATAACCGGATGAAAGCTTATGCCGATCAAATCGGACGTGAGTTGGCTGGTACTGGTAAAACGCCATTGGAAGTATTGAAAGAAGTAGAGAAACAAGTGCGTGAGGAGTTCCCTCAACGCTTTAAGAATGCCAACCGGGAGAAACCGGGCGCTGTAGAAAGTGCAAGTCCAAAAGGTAGTCGTGTCACTGGCTACACACCCACCGCAACTGAACGGGCAATTGCCGAGAAGTTTGTAAAGATGGGTGCTTTGGATTCCGTAGAAGACTACTATAAACAACTTAAGGAACTTAACTAATGTCCACAAAAGAAGCTATTGCTAAGGCCCCAGTGAGCCGCCCTCGTCGCACCGCAATCGGTGTACGTAATGTACTAACTGTAAATGGTAAAGACCCTGACTTTCACTATCGTATTGTGAATGATGAGGATGACCGTATACAGCAATTCTTGGATGCGGGCTATGAAGTTGTAGACGCAAATACAGTTCGTGTAGGCGAAAAACGTGTTGAGAAAACTACGCCGGAAGGCACAAAAGCTCAACTCTCTGTTGGTGGTGGTCAGAAAGCATTTGTGATGCGTATCAAGAAAGAATGGTACGACGAAGATCAGAAAGCTAAAGCTGATGCTATTGCAGAAACGGAAGCCTCCATGAAACAATCGGCTCTTGATGGCAATAACTATGGCAAGATTGATATTACTCGATCTTAATTAGAAGTGTCATTAGGAGTTCTCAATTTTTGGAGAAAAACTAATGTCTAGTGTTTCACGTATTAATGGGTTTCGTCCTGTTAAAACATTGACTGGTGCAGCATGGAACGGTCAAACCGAATCGTTCTTTGTTCCTGCATCGGATGCAACTGTAATTATGGTAGGTGATGCTGTTAAGCTCTTGGGCGATGCCCGTGCTGCTACTGGTGTTCCTACTGTCACACGCGTATCGTCTGCTACTGATATTCCTGTTGGTATCGTAGTGGGTATTTCTTTTGAAGGTCAGGGCGACGTTGCTAACGTTCCTCCTGTTACTGATCTGAATACTCCGATCTATCGTCGTGCTAGTACGGATCGATACCTCTTGGTATGCACTGATCCAAACGTAGTTTATGAAGTTCAATATGCTGGTACTTCAGTTGCTGCTGCAACTATTACTGCTAACGTAGGTTTGAATGGTCAATTCACTGTGACTGCTGGTAGTACCACTTCTGGTTCTTCGGGCATGCAATTGGATTCGGCTGGTCTTGCTACTACAGCTACCCTGCCACTTAAAATTGTTGGATTCCCTAATCGTCCTGATAACATTCCCGGTGATACTTATTTCACGTACTTTGTGAAATTGAATAGCTCCTCGTATGCGACAGGAACCGGCTCAACCGGCGTTTAATTTTAAGAAAGGTAGAATATGTCTGTTATTAATAGTGGTAGTTTCGCTAAGGCTCTCTGGCCCGGCGTAAATGCGTGGTATGGTAAAGCATACAACGAGTATGATGTAGAGTTCGAAAAACTCTTCGATAAGTTCACATCGACAAAAGCATTTGAAGAAGATGTCGGTATCTCTAGTTTTGGTCTTGCTGTCCAAAAACCAGAAGGTGCTCCGATTCAATACGATTCGGAACGTCAAGCGTTCATCAGTCGCTACCAACATGTGGTATATGCCCTTGGGTTTATCATCACTCGTGAGATTTTCGAGGATGACCAATATGATATCGTTGGTCAACGCAAGGCACAAGGTCTTGCCTACTCGATGCGTCAAACTAAAGAAGTGATTGGTGCTAACGTTTATAATCGTGCATTTAACTCTTCATATGTCGGTGGTGATGGTGTCTCGTTGCTGAGTGCCTCTCATCCAGCTTTGGCTGGTGGTACGTGGTCTAATCTGATTGCTACAGCAGCCGATATTTCGGAAGCTTCGTTGGAACAGGCAGTAATTGATATTGCTGGCTTTACTAATGATCGTGGTTTGAAGATTGCTGTTAAACCAAAATCGTTGGTCATTCCTTACCAATTGCAATTTGAAGTTAATCGTATTCTTAAATCCCAAGGCCGTGTTGGTACGACCAATAACGATTTGAATGCTCTGAACAACATGGGTATCTTTAAAGATGTGATTACTAATCACTATCTGACAGATACAGATGCTTGGTTCATTCGTACAGACGTACCACATGGCATGAAGTATTTTGAACGTCGTGCTGATACGTTTGATATGGATAATGACTTCGACACTGATAATGCTAAGTATAAAGCTCAAGCTCGTTGGTCGGTAGGTTGGACTGATCCTCGTGGTCTGTACGGTTCGGCAGGAGCCTAATTAACCGAGGCACCTTAATTGGTGCTCCACTTTATAAGGAACCTCGATGTCAAAACGTGCGATTGAGATTTTTAACGATACAAATATTACCCCGACTAGTAATTCAAAAAGTACTCTTGCAAAAGCGTTTCTAATTGGTCGGACAGATACAACTGTTGCACTTAAGGCTATGTTGCCTTATGGTGCATATATCACAAACACAGTAGTCAGTAATACTACAGCTAATCCATCCAATGCAGCCACAACTGCCGTAGTCAATTTTTATGCTGGTAATACTAGCACATTGATTGCTACATCTGATGTGAAATCAACAGCCGCTGCTGGTGGTGCATCAGGTCTAATCTCCTTGGATACTGCTGCCGGTATTAATGCTAATGGTGACTTGCCTATCTATGCAAACTATGTAGAGACAGGTACAGCATCCACTTCTGGTGGTCCTTGGTTGATGGTTGTTGAATACGTAGTTTAACCCTAGAGGGGCATAGGATTTATTAAAACAAGTCTTATGCCCCTTTTCTTTTAGGAGTCATAATGAGACGTCAAATAGTCACAGTCTCCTCTGCAACTACATCAGCAACTATTCCTGTAGATCACAGAGCACAGAATTTTCAAATTGGTATGGGTGCTGTTGTTACAGGCACTGCTACTTTTACTGTCGAATACACATTCGATGATGCTTTGGGTGCTGCCCCTGTAACATGGTTTCCTCATCCTACCATGACAGCAGTTACCGCTAATACATCTGCTAACGTCGCTTTCCCTATTAGTGCCCTTAGATTGAATGTCGCTGCCACCACTGGTAGTGTTACCCTTACTATCTTGCAATCGTCTGGACAAGGATAATGGGCGGGATTTCTTTAGGTAATGGTGTTGTAGCTACCGACACACCAACATCCTCTCAAATAACCGGGGCACTTGGGTATACACCACCACATGTATTTGTTGGTTCTAGTACACCTGCTGCTAATGGAGTGCTAACATCTTTTTCATTTGCTCATGGTGCAGGTTCCTTACCTACCTATGTAAATGTCACCTTTAAGAATGTACTTTCGGCAGCCCTAAATTTCGTTACTTGGGATAGTACTAATATTACAGTTACTTATCTAACAGCCCCCCTAACCGGTGCGTTAGCATTCACATGGCTGGCTGTTGTGTAAAGAAAGTACATAATGAAAACTTACTTTAAATTAGGGAGCTGGAATGTCATCTGTGATGTGTGTGGCTTCCAGTTTAAAGCAGATGAGGTTTTAAAAAGATGGGATGGTTTATATGTTTGTAAGGATGATTATGAACCTCGCCACCCATCTGATTTTTTACGTGTAAGAGAAGAAAATACTTCCGTTCCATATAGTAGACCGGATGTAGCAGATGTATTTATTGGTAATATTTGTACTGTTCCGGGACTGTCTGCCGTTCCGGGATTCGCAACTCCGGGATGTTCTATCCCCGGTAGGACTGGCCCCACATCTTAAAGGATTTTAATGACTTCAACAGTTTATACAGACTACACCACACCAGCAATCAATGCCGCATGGCTGAATGATGTAGATAAGGTAGCATATCAGCGCCTTTCTGCTGTTACAGGAACTAATACCATCACAGCAACTGGTCCTGCTACCCTTTCTGCGTATGCTGGTACAGCCTTTGAGTTTATAGCACCGAATGCTAATACAGGAGCAGTCACTCTAAATATCTCTGGTATTGGTGCTATTGCTGTAACTAAGAATGGTGCTTCGGCTCTTGTTACAGGAGACATCTTAGCAGGTAAAGCATGCCGAGTTCTTTTTGATGGCACTCAATTCCAACTACTTAATCCAGCAGTTTCTTCTACTGTTGTGCCCGTAACTGGTATCATTACTCCACAACAATATGGTGCTATTGGCAATGGCGTGGCAGATGATACGGCTTCCTTTACATCAGCAGATGCCTTTGGCTCTAGTGTGTATGTCCCAAAAGGAACTTATAAGATTACATCTAATATTGCCCTATCTAATCAATTTGTATTTTTAGATGGTGCTATTCTTAGTGTAAATACTGGTGTCACTGTTACATTTAATGGTGGCATTTCTGCTCCACTGTCGCGTATCTTTACTCTCACAGGTACAGCAGCTATTGTATTTGATTCATCCCAACAAACAGTAGGTTTTCCAGAATGGTGGGGGGCAGTTGCTAATAGCTCAGGTACGGACTGCTTGGCGGCAATTAATGCATGTATTGTTGCTTGTCCAATAACACAATTACAACTAGCAGATTACTATATCTCTGGGACAATCGTCATGTCTACTGCAAAACGTAGGCTTAAAGGTGTCAATAAATCGTGGACATCCTCCGGGGGAACACGAATCATCTCTACAAGTGGTTCTGCTACTGGTATTTTAATGGGCCTAGCAAGTAACCCGGGTTCTATTAATGCACAATTACAACATGTATATGTAGAAGATGTGGTAGTTACTCGAAATGCTACTATTGTCTCAACTGGTACAGTGTATGGTGTGCTTAACCAATGGACACTTTTCTCAGGACTCTATAGATGTGAATTTTTAGAGCATAAAATAGGTGTATATCTTTCAGGAGCAGTCCAACCACATATCACTGAATGCTATGCATTTCGTTCTACTGTAGGTAGTGTTCCTGCTAGTGATTCTTTCTATGGATTTTTCCTTAATGGGGCATCTGGTTTAACTGCTGCTGGTGGTAACGCATCAGTATATTTTACAGATTGTACTGCTGCATGTAGTCTAACGTTAGCTCAACTTCCTACAAATGTTGGTTTTGGCCTTTCTGGACCTAGTGCAGATACATTTATTTTAAGGGGAGAAGTAACTTCTTGTCAACAAGGGGTCGTAGTAATTGGTGCCGGTACACAAGCAGGAGATGCTGATATCCATATTACTGGCCTAGTGATGGATGGTATTGGTGGAAACCAAGGTATACTCGTTAATGGTTATTTAGGCGCACTATCCATTACTGATAACTATGTTGCGCCTTCCTCTGCCGCTACAAGTTTTTACGCCTTGGCAATCTTAAATTCCAATGGAGTGGTGACTAGTAACAATCAATGGGTTTGTTGGCCGTCAACCGGTGCTGGAGGTATTAGAATCGACAGTAGTAACGGCATCCAGATTGGTACAGACATTGTTCTTGGAGCAGCGAAACCTGTAGAAGTAAATGCCTCTTCAGTATGTAGAATTGGATGCA